GCCAAGGCGTCGACCTTGCGCTGGTGATCTGCCGTTTTGCGGGCGGCCCGGGCGCGTGCATCCTCGGCCTGCCATTCGGCCACCGTTGCATTGTTGCGTGCAACCTTGGCCTTGTAGGCGGCCTCACTTGACTTCGCCTGATATTGCCGCTGCCTGGCTTTCGATGCCTGCGCGGCGCCGACCATCGACATGGCCGTGCTCGCAACCATCATCACCATCGTCGCGGTCGGGCTACACATTTTTCATTGCCTCCATTGAAAGTGCCGGAACGGCGCTCGATGCGCGCCGTATTCGACAATCTCGCCCATGTCAAAGCCCATCCATTGCAGCCAGCGCTTGGCCGTGACGTTCTTTTCATAGACAACATTTTGCAAGATTGGGTAGGTCACCTTCATGCGGTTCAGGTAGTACCAGCCGCGTCGCAGAAACGGCACGGTAATCTCCTCCAGGCCGTCGGTCGCAATCAGCCAGGGGATGCCGACGCCTCGGCTGATATCGCCGACCGTCACGCCCCAGATGCAGACCAGATCATCGTCGGCATAGCCGGCCCAGCTTTCGGAGGAACAATCGATCGCGCCGACCAGCACCTGGCCGAGCGGTTTGCCGGTCTGCAACCAGATCTCCTCCTTATCGATTTCCCGCGCCGTCACGGCGATCTCATCGAGATGGTGCTCGGCGAGCTCTGTTATGCTAATTTCCAATGGAAAACTCCGGTATGACAGCCAGTATGGTGATCGGCAGCGGATCAGCCTGCTCGATGAAAAGCCTGCCGTTGGTGTTCCATTTGGGCCTGACGGTCATGGCCAGGTCTCCCGTCGTCAAGGTGTTCAGCCCTTGCATCATGGCAATCAATTTATCTGACGATGGGCCGGCGAAAAACGACGCGCTATTCTCAGTTCTGACCACCAACGAGGAAACTCGCTTGGTCTTGCCCTGAATGGTGCTGGACGGGTCTGTCTCCATGTCGAGCGTTTCGATCTGCGCGGTATAGGGCAGGCCGATATGCACTCTCGAGGCGGCGGAGGGCAGCGTTACCGCGCCGCCCGAAACCGTGAGCCCGGCGACAACGCCGCCGTTCGCCAAGCAGGAAACTGCTTCGCCTTCGAGATGATCAAGCCCTGAAATCGCCGTCACTGCATCGCGAACATAGCCGGTCGCTTCCGCGGTGAAGGTGCCAAATCCGGTGCCATCGACGTCCTCCGCATCGGAGTTCTGCAACTCGAAGGTGTTGGTCGTGACGTTTGCTGCGACCCAGCCGTCGGCGTTGATCTCGGTCATGCCGCTGACGCCGGTGATGTCCAGGATATCGCCATTGACCAGGCCATGCGATTCTGCCGTGACAACAACCGGGTCGGCGCTGGTCGCGCCAGTGATCGCCACGGGATAATTGAGGGAGAGGCCGGCATCGACGAAAAATGCGTCCTCTCGCTGGTCGTAGACCCTGGTATGAAGCCGCTCTACATACCTCTTCGTAACACCACCGACGGTGCGCCTGACGATGAAATAAACCGCGTCGTCATCGCTTTCGGAGATCGAAATAACGGATTCGAAATAGCCGGCAGTATCATGCCTGTGCCAGGCCCAAACCTCGTGATCGCGCATGTAAGTCAGGCCGAGCAAAGCACCGTCCGAGCGCACGGCCCAGACGATACTGTCCGGCGACTGCGCATAACACCAGTCATCGACCGACTTACCAGTGAACAGATGATTTGCTAAGACGGAGAGGTCGGTGCCGGTATAGCCATCGGTCTCGAATTTGTATCCGAGGTCTCGGATGATGGAGCCGTGCTCCTGAATATAGAGAATGGTATTGCCGATCACCAGAGGCCGCACGGTATTGGCACCGTGATATTCTTGCGGCTTGACCAGTACGTTGACCGGGGTCAGCACGTCATCGGCGCCGGCAGTGATGCGCCATTCGCCGCCAGACGTCATCACGATCAGATCTGCCAGCGGAACAATATGCCTAATCTCATTCACCTGCCGCGCGGCGATCGTCCGCGTTATGGCGTCGTCATCTTTGCGTGGCGATGAATGTGAGAAGTTATGATAGTTCGCACTTTGCGAAAACCAAAGGGTTTGCGGCTTGTTGGCCGTAGCGCCAAACACCATGCGCTGCTCGTAATAGGTCACCGTTGCCGGGTAATTGCTCGAGCCCGTGAACGGGTCGCGGGCCGTCGGCGGGGAATCCGACAGGTCAGGCGTGATGCCCTTGTCGTCGAAGGTGGTTGTCTCGGTCGAGCCAACGTAGCCATACAGGCCGTTGTCAAGGCGATAGACGTGATAGCGATCGGCAGTCGAGACGGCCGAGAAGGTAACGCGGTTGTAGTTGGTGCTATCGAGCGTCGCGTGCCCGCTCGACGTCGTACCAGACGTCGCCAGGCCTTCTTCAGCTGTCTCATCGTCGAAGGCCGTGATCTTGTAGGTGTAGGCCTCGGAACCTGTCGTGCCCGTTGGCGTCACTGTCACCGCCGCCGTAGCGGCGATCGTCGGCACGAAACTGATCGTGGTTAAGGTCCAGCTTGTGTGCCCCGTTCTGGTCAACTCTCGCGGCGCATGGTCCTTGTGCGTGATCGTCAAGACATCGGCAGACTGCGTGAATTTCAGATCAAACAGATCCGCCTCCAGATATGGCGTCGCGATCTCGTAGACACGATAGGCCGAGCCGCCGGAGGCGTACGCTGTAAAAGCTGAGCCATCGACGTCAGATGACGCCATATCTTGAAGCTCGAAGGTGTTTGTTGTAACGCCGGCGACTTTATAATTTTTGCCGTTGATCTCGGTCATACCGACGACGCCGGTTATGTAGACCTCCTCGCCGTTGGTGTAGCCGTGCGCGCTCGAGGTAACGACAACCGGGTCGGCGCTGGTAGCGGCCGTGATGGATTTGGCGCCCTCGAGGATTTGCCCGGCGTCCATGAAAAACCGTGCGTACTGATCGCCAAGCTCGATCGCATAGGTCTGCGTGGTGGAAAACGAGAAGCCAAGCAGCCTGGTTGCTTTGCTGCTGTCTTTGACCTCGGCGATGAATTGTGTGCCAGGCCGGTTCGAAACACCGCCATGCGGATGAACAAAAGAATTGCGGCAGGTCGCCAGGCCAACGCTGTATTTGCCGAGGTCGACGCGGGCATGCAGCGCCGGCGATAGCTCACCGCCAGAGAACGATGGCTGTATGCGGCGAGCCATCAGTTGGCCTCTCTATCGAAAAGCCCGGCCGGGTAGACCCAGACCGGAGCGCCGCCGCCAAACCAGGCGGCCTCGACGTTCTCCGTGAAATAATTATAGGCCTCGCCGAACTCCATATCAGAATAGGCGACTAGCAGTTGCACGCATTTGTTTGCGTCATAGACGGCCGCCGGCGGTTCGCCGCATCGGTGTCCGATACCGATCATGGCCTCGTCGAAACCGTCGGCCTCGAAGATTTCACCGTCCTTTAGCTTTTTCGATAGCTGTGGAGCGGCGGTCTTTAAATTCTTGCGGCGAGCCACGATGCGTCCTGCTGGGTTTCCGCCACGCTCTCGGCCGCGTCAGCAGCTTTGGCCTTGGCCAGAATGTTGCCATAAATCGTCGCCGCATCATTTCGCTTTGCCGACGAGCCGGTAATGGGCTCGGCCAAATTGAAGGCCAGGTTCCATGATAGCGCTATGCGGAAACCTGCATCGAAAGCGTTGGGGTCCGTGACCCGGGAGATGTAGCGCAGATCGGCAGCGCTAGTGTCTGTCAGCACGACCTTGCCCGAGGCGCCGTCAGAGGCCACCTCGAAAGGGATGGTCGCATCGGCGTCGGCGGCCTTGATGATCTCGATCGCCGTCAGGCAATCGCTTGGATAGGCATATCTGTAGGCCCAGCTATAAGGCGGCGAGCCGAGATCAGCCAGGGCGTCGACCTTGATGGCAAAGCCCCACTCATGCTCGCGCAATAGTGCATCACGCAAGTCTTCGTAGTAGAGCGTGCAGTAGCGCGCTTCTTCGCTCTCGGTCGGATCAAGCGCCGCAATTTGTGCCTCTGCGCCGATATGCGCCAGAGCGAGATTGCAGATTTGCACATCGCTGGCCATAGGCCGAGCTCCTATTCATGGTCTGGGTCAGGCGGCGCAGCAGGGGGAGCGGATGCCCCCCCTGCCTTACGCTTTTTGGGGTTTGGCGCGATGGGCTTCATCCACTTATCGGAATAGGCGGTTTTGTCGACCTCGAAAACGTCGTCGACGTACCTTTTTTGCCCACCGACAAACCCCAGCTTAGTGGCCTGCACCTTCATTACAGCGCGTCAGCCTTGGCCACCCAGTATTGCGGATCTTGATCAGTCAAGAAAGCAGTGAGGGTCACCGTTGGTGAAGAACCGCCCATGGTGTACTTGGGCGAGAAATACTGCTCCGAGGTGGGCCCGATCGGAATGATGATCTGATCGCCGACGGCCATTGAGGTCTTCTGCGCAACCGTGTGAACCACGGTGGCCGAAGACATCGCCTCGACGTCGTCGGTCTCGAGCGTGATGTCCAGGGTCGGCGAAGAGCCGCCCATGGCAACATCGCACTGGATGATGCACCAGACCTGGCGGCCGGTGCCGA